AATTGTCACGCCTAAATTTGAGTATTATGTTCCTGACAAAACCGGCAAATCAGAAATCAAGGATATTTACGGTACACCAGTTATAATGAAAACTTCTAAGTCTAAAAAAGACATGAAAGAAGTTGCAACGTGTACTAATACATCAGAAACTGATATACCAGAAGATGTTAAATTTCTTCACAGAAGATGGAGAGGACAAAACTTAACACCTGATTTGTCTAAATTAAATATCTGCACAATCGATATTGAAGTCGAAGCAGACGGAGAATTTCCAAAAGCCAGTGAGGCAAAATATCCTATCAATTTAATTTCTGTTCATTTTTCCAAAAGTGATAAAGTTTATACTTTTGGTAATAGACCTTATAATGGCAACAGCGATCTTGTTAAAAATTATCATTATTGTAAAGATGAAAAAACAATGATGGAAAGATTTATCACTTTCTTTAGAAAACAAAAAGTTGATATTATAACAGGGTGGTATATAAGATTTTTTGATATTCCTTATATTATCAACAGGTGCAAAAATCTCAATATAGAAATGTCGTTATCTCCAGTTAATATGTATCTTGAAAAAAGTACGACCGCAGGATATCATATTGATGGAGGCGGATATACAATTGCAGGAATATCAACTTTAGATGCACAAGATTTATATAAGAATTTTGTCTACACAAAAAGAGAATCGTATTCACTTCAAGCAATTGGAATGTTGGAAGTTGGTGAAGGAAAGAAAGATTACGAAGGAACAATTAATAATGCTTGGAATGAAGATTGGGATGGATTTGTAGAGTATAATATTCAAGATGTATTGTTAGTAAAAAAGATTGAAGAAAAGAAAAAGCATATAGAACTCACAGTTAACTTTTGTTATCAGGCTCTCATTCCGTTTGAAAAAATATATTCATCAATTTCTCTTATTACAGGATATATTCTAAAATATCTTCACGAAAGAAATCTCGTTTATCCTGATAAAAAGAAACAAGAAAAATATGAAAGATCGCCTGGTGCATATGTTATGGCAAATGCAGGGTTTTATAAGCACGTTGTTTCTTTTGATGTAGAATCAATGTATCCTCATATGATTATGATGTATAATATTTCTCCCGAAACAATTGTGTCTGATCCAAAAAATCCTGAAGATTATATTAAATGTCCAATTTCCAAATATAAAACGTGGGATACTGCCGATGGAGATTTTAAAATTGGTGGAATATATTATAGAAAAGATAAACGAGGAGTGCTTGCAGAAATAGTTAAAGATATTTTTGATGATAGAAAAAAATTAAAAAAGAAAATGTTTATTGCAAAGAAAATAGAAAAGAATTCTTCATATACAAATGAAAAAAATGAAAAAATTATTAATGAAATAAAAGAAGAAGGAGGAACAGCAGAATATTACGACTCCCAACAAAAGATTCGAAAGATTCTTATTAATTCAATATTTGGAGTTCTTGGAAATGAGTACTTTAACTTCTTTGATACAAGAAACTTTATTGCTGTTACATTAGGCGCTCAAGACTTAATTAAATATCTTTCAAATTCTGTTAATTCTTATATGAAACAAAACTGGCATAAAGTCGCTCCAAAGATTTTTCCTGATCATAAAAAAGAATTTTCACAGTTGAAAAAAGATGTCGTTATTCTTATTGATACTGATTCTAATTATTTGTGCTTCGACGAAATTATTCAGGATATGGGAATAGAATTTAATAATTATAAAGATTTTATTAAATGGACTGATCATTTAATTAAAAAATTATTAAATCCTTTCTTTAAAAAGATATTAGATATCTATGCAAAGAAATATGGAGTCGAGCAGATCATAAATTTTAAACAAGAAAAAACAATAACTCAAAAGTTTATACTTGCTAAGAAAAAATATGTAGACGAAGTTGTAGCAAACGAAGGAGAAATTTATGATAAACCAAAACTTTCAATTACAGGCATTGAAATTGTAAGAACCGATACTCCTTCATTTTCAAGAAAACATATTCGTGGTGTTGTCGATGAAATATTTCTTAGCAATGGAAAAGACAAACAAAGAGTAACTGATAAAATCAGAAAAATATATAAAGAATATCTTGAAGAAGAACCGACAAATATTGCAGTTCCTACAGGAGTAAAAGATTATTCAAAATATGCACCAATTGGAAGTGAATTATTAAAGAAAGGAATTGTATATCCAAAGGGATGTCCGATTCATGTTAGATCGGCAATTAATTATAATTATTTAATTGCAAAATATAAAATGCCTTTGCAGCCAATAACCAACGGTACTAAAATGAAGTATGTTTATGTAATGGATCATAAGAATGACCTTCATCAAAATGCAGTTGGGTTTGTTGTTAATTGGCCAAAAAAGTTTGACGAGTTATTTGAGGTTGACTATTATACTCAATGGAAAAAAAGTTTTGAGTCAGTTATTCAAAGATTTTTCGATGTATTAAAATGGGGGGAAATAACATTAGAAGACAATAGCCTTAGAAACTTTTTAGAATTTTAAGCTTGATTAATAATAAAGTAAATTTTATATTCGATATAATCCACATTAATTTCAGGAGATGTCTTATGATTAACGAACAGATTATTAAAATGACAAGAAGTAAAATTGAAGAAATTATTGAAAAAGGAATTAAAAAATATTATATGGAAAAAGACGCGTTTGGTGGATCGAAAATTATAGATTGTATAATGAGAGAAATAGATTTAGAACAGGCATTTTGTCAAGTGGAGGAAATTTAATGAATCTTGATATTTACAAAAAAATAATGTCAGATAAGGGATCGTCTAAAAAAGGAACAGTTAATGTTCCTTTAGCTGAATATCTTGTAGAAGAAGATTATGAACCAGAATTTTTATCTACTAATGTAATCACACTTAATTTACTTTTTAGTGGTAGAGTTCATGGTGGTATTGCAAAGGGAAAGATATCAATGATGTCTGCACCATCGATGTTAGGAAAATCTTTTGTGGCAATGTCTATTGTAAAAAGTGCTCAGAAGAAAGGAATGAATGTTGTCGTTATTGATACTGAAAGAGCATTTTCTTTTAAGACAGCCAAAGCTCTTGGTATTGATACAAGCAAAGAAAAACTTGTTGTTCTTCAGGACAATAGTTTAGAACAAGTCGAAACAATTATTCTTAAAATTGTCAATGATATTCCTAAAAAGGATAGAAAAAATATTCTATTTGTAATTGATAGTTGGGGAACGCTTGTAACATCTAAAACCATTGAAGACGGACTCGCAGGAAAAGATGTCAAGAACATGACAGAATCACAGAAGAAAAATAGATTGGCAAATGTTATATTAAATACACAAGCAACTTTTTTTGTGATTAATCATGTTTACGATAATACAGGCGGATTTGGCGATCCAATGAAAATTCCAGGTGGAAGAAGAATTATGTTTAATTCTGACGCTGTTGTATTAGGAACATCAAGAGCAAAACATAAAGAAAAAGATGGAGCAAAAGATGTTGTTGTCGGACACATTATTTCAGCACAAACATTTAAGTCTAGATATTCTATTGAAAAATCTGTATTACAGTTTAGAATAAAACATAACGGCGGACTTGATGTATTCTTTGGTTTAAAAGAAGAAGCAATAAAAGGAAATTATATTAAAAATTCAAAACCGGGATGGTTTGTTAGATCACATATTAAAGATGATAAACCAGTTAAAGAAGATAAAATGTATACAATGGATTTTTGGTATGATATTTTTAAGAATACAGATTTCAAGGAATTTCTTGAAAAGAGATATTGTTTCAGTAATGAATTTGATATTGTAGAACATGATGATAAAATAGAAGAAATAACAAAAAAGGGAGAATAAATTGGATCCTCATTTTTTCGAAAAAATTCTTATAAAGTATCTTTTTATTAATAAAGATGCGAGAGATAAAATAATTCCTTTTCTTACTCCTAAAGTATTTGACGAATATAAGAATGTTAAAATAATTGGTCGAATACTTCATTATATAGAAAGGTTTAATAAATTTCCAACCGTTACTGAAATGAAGGTTGATATTGAGGAGGAAGATGTTTATAATCATCTTGCTGAAATTGTTAAAATAGATACTTCAGAATATGACGAGCAATTTTTAATATCGGAAGTAGAAGAATTCTTTAAAAAGAAATTAATTTTAGAATCGATTGCAGAAACTGCTGAAAATCTTAACAATGGAGATATTACTAAAATTTCAAATGCTCCTGATCAATTGAGGGATGCTTTGGCATTTAGTTTTGATACTAAAATTGGTCTTGATCTTTTTGATGAAGAAGAAAGAGCATATGATTTTCTTCATAATCGCGATAGAATTATTCCGACATTTTTGAAAAGTCTCAACAAGTACATAGAGGGTGGTTTTCATGAAAAGTCTTTGTTTTTGTTTATGGCAGAAACAAATCTTGGAAAGTCGTTGATAATGAGTTCGTTGGCGACCGACTGTACATTATTAAACCACAATGTCCTCTATGTTACTTGTGAGATGTCGGAAGAAAAGATTTCAGAAAGAATAATGGCAAATATGTTTAATGTTCCTATGGAAGGATTGAAGTTAATTACAAGAGATCGTTTTTATGAAAAATTTAGAGGAATAAAAGAAAGAACTCAAAAGAAAATTCTTATTAAAGAATATCCTCCAAGAGCTATAAACACAAATCATATGAGAAATCTTATTAAAGAACTTAATAATAAAAAGAAGTTTGTTCCTGATATTATTTTTGTAGATTATCTTGGATTAATGCTTCCTACTAAATCGACTAAAAATGATAATTCATATGTCGAAGTAAAAAGAATTTCAGAAGAATTAAGAGCACTTGCTGTTGAATTAGGAATTCCAATTGTTTCTGCAGTACAAACAAATAGAAAAGGATTTGGTAGCTCTGGTATAGATTTGACTGATATTAGTGATTCAATTGGAACCGCCGCAACTGCTGACGTTATTGTTGGTGTAACTCAATCAGAAGAATTAAGAGAACAAGGAAAATATAATTGGACAATATTAAAAAATAGATACGGAATTAATAAACAATCAGTAAAAATTAGTGTTGATTATAGTAAAATGAGAATCTATGAATCTGATGAAGATAATCAAAATACGAATAATCATAAACCAAGTGAAAAAGAAAAAGTTGATAAAGCCGTCAATGAGGTCGATAACATAATGACAAGAGATCGTAAAAGAAAAGTATCTAAAGTTATTCAATTTGAATAGGAGTATTAATGATAATTAAAAAATCAAATACAAATGAAATGGTTCATCGTGAGGCAGAAACTGAAATAATTAAAGAAATTCAAAAAACAACTTTCTTTAATTTTATGGAATCTGAAGGATTTTCTTTTGATTATTTAGAAACATTTTTTGAAAATCGTGGAATATGCAGTAAAGAACAAAGTAAGTTTAATATAGCACTAAGGAAGTCTAAAAGTACTTGTAAATTAGATATAGTAGACGGAGTTGTTTTTCTAGAAGAATTTTTTACTAAGTTCCGTAAAATTATATCTTTGCTTGATGGCCAAACAAAAGGATGTATTAAAAAAGAATTGTCGAATAGACACGGATTAAAAATTGATAAAAATTATCTATACAAAATAATACAATGAAGAGTAGTATTCTTGCAGTATTTTCAGTTTTAAAAAATTCCCAACAGGCAGTAGAAAAAGAAAAGTCGTTGGATATCTTTCGTTTTGTCAGTAAAAAATGGTTTGATAAAACGGGCGAATATACCTATAGAATATGTAAAAGAATTTATAACGATATAGAAAATAATTATTATAACTATAAAGATTTTGTTAATTTCATAATGTATCAATATATTAAGAACGGCAAATTTAAAATTTCAAGTTTGATAACAAAAGATATTGTTAATTCAAAAAAATTGTTTACTAAAAAACAATTAGAAAAAGATAAAGAATTTATACTTCAGGTAGCAAAGAAAAGTAAAATAAAAGACATTTGTATATTTTTTGAAACTAATGATGAAGGGGAATCGATAATATTTCAACTTACAAAACAGGAGTATGTTTCTCCTTGCTTTTTCTTAAGGTTTAAAAAAAGATGCTTGACTAATGAAAAAGAAAATGTTATATTAAGTAACGATTATAAAAGATTTAGATTAGCAATGAATATTCTACAAAAAAACCTAAAAGGAGGTTCTTAAATGAATAAACGTAAATTTGGAGTTGATTGGTCTAAGACCATTGCCAAGATTAAAGAACAAAATCAGGGCGGTGGAAAAAAAGACTTCAAAGATGAAAGGATTTATTATCCTCAAATCAAAGAAGACGGTACAGCACAGGCCATCATCAGATTCCTTCCTCCAAAGGATACTGATATGCCCTTTGTAAAGGTATTTTCGCATTCCTTTAGAGGTCCGGGCGGATGGTTTATTAATGACTGTCCTACAACCAACGGAAAAGAGTGTCCCGTTTGTAAAGCAAATTCTGCTTTGTGGGATACCGATCCTGACACAGTAAGAATTCGTAAGAGAAAGGTTTCTTACTACTCAAACATTTTGGTAATTAAAGACCCTCAGAATCCAGACAATAATGGTAAGGTATTTCTTTACAGGTATGGAAAGAAAATCTATGATAAAATCATGGAAAAGATTAGTCCTCCTGAAGATGGTATCGACGATCCGATTATGGTCTTTGATTGCTATGATGGTGCAAACTTCAGGTTGAAGATTAAGCAGGTCCCTGTTGCTGATAAAAAGATGCCCAACTACGATTCTTCTGAATTTGATAGTGTATCTTCTATTGGAACAGAGGCTGAAATCGGTAAGATTATGAATCAGAGATTCAATCTCACAGAATTCTTGGAAAGGGTTAAGCCTTATGAAGAACTCGCAGAAAGATTAGAAAGAGTTCTTGGTAAGGATGTAGTTCAGCCACAGACTCCTGCACCTGTAGAAGACACTTCAGATAATGAAGAAACTTCTAATACAGAAGAAGACCCTGTAATTGGTGAAGGCGACGGAGACGAAGACGAATTCTTTGAAAAACTTTCCAGGGACGATGACTAATTCATAAATAAAATTGGTCTGGGAAACAATCAAAAAATAAAATTCGATTGCTCCTCAATGCAGATGATATTTATTATGATAGTTTTTGGATTATTCCCCTCCAAATTCTCAGACCGATTTATTTTCTTATTATGAAATTCAGCGATACAATACAAAACGATATAGCATTGGATCGCCAAATAAGAAGTGTTCTTAATAGTTATTTCAAAACAGTTATAGAAAAATCAGATTCTTATAATTTTAGATGTAACGTATGTGGTGATTCGACAAAATCTCGTACAAAGAAAAGAGGATACATTTTAAAGCGAAAAAAGCCTTGGATGTATTTTTGTCATAATTGCCAATATGAAAAACCAGTAATATACTGGCTTAAAGATTTTTTTCCTGCATATTATAAATTATATCTTAAAGAAATTTTACAAGATAGAAAAAAACCTAAAAAGAATGTTCAAAAAATTATTCAACCAAAGAAAGAAAATATAATAACAGATGAAGAAAAAGCAGATGTAAAGTTTTTTAAAAATATTCTTAAAGGTAAAGGAAAATTATTTGATATTGCGAAATCTTTTTGTATTGAAAGAAAAATTCCAAAAGAAGTATGGTCTAAATGGCTTGTTGCTACTGATGGCAAATATAAGAATAGATTAATTATTCCTTTTTTTAATAATAATGGAGAAGTTTATTATTATCAAGGAAGATCATTATTTAATTATATGAATCCTAAATATTTGTCAAGAAAAGGAAAATATAATAGCATATACAACTTTTATAATATAGATAAAAAATCTCCTGTTATTATTCTTGAAGGAATGATAGATTCGATATTTGTTGAAAACGCAATTGCAATGACAGGTATTAAAACTGATATTGACGAAGATTTTGAAAAATGGTTTTTATTAGATTATGATAAAACAGGAATAAAGAAAAGTTTAAAAATGATTAAAGAGGGAAAAACTGTATTTCTTTGGAGAAAATTTGATAAAGAATATAATCTTCCAAAAAGAGATAAATGGGATATTAACGATTTAATACTCTATTTGAAAAAAGATCGATTTAGTATAAAAGAACTAAAACCGTATTTTTCAAATAGTATTTACGATAAGGTATGGTTATGTTAAAGAAAGTTATTAGTGGTGGTCAAAGGGGTGTTGATCAAGCCGCTCTTTTTGCAGCTTCAAAACTAGAAATAGAAACAGGAGGCTGGGCACCAAAGGGATATATGACATTAGATGGTCCTAAGTCAGGACTTGCAAAAATGGGACTAGTAGAGCATACTGCTTCTCATTATCCACCGAGAACATACGCTAATGTAAAAGACTCTGATGGTACAATAAGACTTGCATATGACTTTACTACTGCTGGTGAACTTTGTACTTTAAAAGCAATTAAAAAATATAATAGACCGTATTATGACATTGATCTTAATGATCCAGACTTTATATTTGATGTTACAAACTGGATACAAAAAAACAATATTGAAATTATTAATATTGCGGGCAATGCAGGAAAAACACTAAAAGAATCAAAAATAATTTTTAAAAGAGCGTCGTCATATTTGTATAAAGTTTTTAGAGGAGTAATATAATAATGTTAATAGTAGGAATTGATTATTCTATAAATTCCTCCGGAATTATTAAAATGTATCTTGATAAGAATCTTAATCAAGAGAGTGTATTATATAAAGGATTTTCAACAGTAAAGAAAGTATGTAATGTCGATTCCAGTATAACATATTTTAAAAAAGATCAGTTTTTAGATAATATTGAAAAATCAATATGGATGAAAGACGAGATAATAAAATTCATAGACGAAAGACCAGATTATGTTGCCATTGAAGGATATGCCTTAAATGCAAAGGGATTAGTATTCAATATCGCTGAAGCGACAATGGTATTGAAAACTGCATTATATGAACACGGTATACCAATGAGAATATATGATCCGAACTCTATTAAGAAATTTGCTACCAACTTTGGCAATGCTGATAAAATTCGAATGGAAGATGAATTTGATAGGGGAGTTGACTTTGAAGATATTAAACCAAATCTTGGAAAACTTCCGTGTTATAAGAGTCCTAAATTAGACATTATAGACGCTTTCTTTATAGCAAAATTATTACAGACCGAACTTAAACTAAGAAAGGGATTAATTTCACTTAAAGATTTAACAGAAAAACAAATCGAAGTTTTTAATAGAGTCACAAAACATTATCCTGAAAATATACTTGTTAGACCTTTTATTAGGAGAGAACATGAAAAAAAATAGTTTATCAAATCTGTTTGATGCAGAAGACCAGGAAGAAATGGCTTTTTCTAAAAAGGTGTTGATTTTTGATGGTCACAATTTGGCATATAGAAATGTATTCGGTGCCGTAAACAAGATGCCTGAAGATAACGACAAGTTCTTATATTGGAAGCATCTCATGGTTAGCAGTCTGTTTGCAGCGATAAAAAAGTACGAGCCAGATCGAGTTGTTCTCGCATTTGATACCAAGGGTAGTTGGAGGTATAAAGTATATCCCCAGTACAAAGCTAATCGCAAAGATTTGAAGAATAAGGCAGTGGTTAACTTTGAGAAATTCTATAAAGCACTAGAGACATTTAAGCATGAAATTATGGATGTTTTTCCTAACATTTATGTTGTAGATGTTGAGGCATCTGAATCGGATGATATCATTGCTGTTCTTGTTCAGGATGTTTTTAAGGCCAATACTGAAGTTATAGTTATTTCGTCGGATAAAGATTTTAATCAATTGTTGACATATCCTAATGTAAAACAATATGATCCAATCCGAGGAGCGATGGTTAAGTGTTTAAATCCAAAGAAAGAACTCATGATAAAAATAATTTCAGGTGATAAATCTGATAATATTTTACCGATTAAAACAAGAGTTGGTAAAGCAACAGCAGAAAAAATTCTTAAACAAGGATTGGATAGTTTTCTCAAATCTGATGAACAAATTAATGAAAACTTTAAAAGAAATTCTATTTTGATCGACTTCTCATATATTCCAATGGAAATAAGAAAGGCGATCATAAATAATTACACACAACAAAAGCCCGGTGAGATAGACGGAACTAAATTGATGAATTTTTTCACAAGAAATCGTTTAGTTAAGCATATGGACGACTGGGCAAAATATCAAAAGTATGTGAAGAGGCTTTCATGAAAAAAACCAAAAACGGATGGTATCAAGGTATATATCATGTCGTAAATAAAAATAAATATATGGGAGATACCCTTCCTGTAATAAGGTCTTCATATGAGGCTAGGTTTTTTACATGGTTAGATAAAAACGAAAAAGTTAAAAGATGGGGATCAGAAATAATAAAAATTCCCTATAGTTTTGCTATTGATGAAAAAATTCATAACTATATTCCTGATGTATATGCAGAAATAGAAGATAAAAATGGAAATATAAAAAAATATCTTATAGAAATTAAACCAAAAACTCAATGCTTTCCGCCTAAACAACCAAAAAATAAAAACCAAAAAGCACATAGAAGGTATTTAATGGAAGCTGAAATGTTTATAAAGAATCAAAACAAATGGGCGTTTGCAGATAAATGGTGTAAAAGTAATGGAATCATATTTACAGTTATAACAGAAGATGATTTATTCGGAAAATGAAAATACAAGAAATAAACGTAGCAATACCCTTTGCAAATACTTTTTTAGACTATCCTGATCCTATTAGTAATGCTGTAGTCATTTATATGATGGGATGTGATGGAAAGTGTAAAGGATGTCAAAATCCAGAATTTCAAAATAAAGATTATAATTTCTGTACTCAAAAGTTTAAACCGATGATGCTTGAGAGAGAAATTATTAATTCTCTTAAAATAAACAGAACCAATAAATTAGTATTTTCTGGTGGCGATCCACTAACAAAAAATAATATTTTATTTACAAAAAACTTTACACAAAATCATTCTCGGCATATAGATATTTGTATATATACATGGCACGATATAGAGTTTGTAAAGAAGAATGACATTAAGGGTTTTAAGTTTATAAAGTGCGGAAAGTTCGAAGAAAAGTTATTTCAAGGTTCAGAAAAACTCGATGAATATTTTAAATTAGCTTCAAAAAACCAAATCATATATAATCATAATTATGTCCCCTTGAGTAAAGACGGTGTATATTATTTCGAGGACGAGGGAGGAGACACAAATGTTTGATTCTCAGGCAACAACATTAAAAACTTTAAACAACATTAAAAAAAGTTTAAAAGAGAATCTTAAAAATAAGTATAATATAGACAATGAAGAAACCGTAAATAAATTTTTGAAAATACACGGACTAGGAAAACAGAATTTTGATTTTATAAGCTCAATAGAAAGTGTAATAAACGAGAATCTAAACGATGTATCAATAGACAGTAACAGTAACAAAAACGAAAAAACAATTGAAGCGATTAACCAAGAATGTGTCTCCCCCATTAAAAAAGCAGTTGGTTACGATTACCTATACAGACAATTAAAAGATTTATATGGCCCCACCGAAGCCAGTTTTCTCATTGGAGAAATGATGGACTTAAGTTTGGGTCTTAGTGATTCGACAAATATTTTGAAGCCTTATTGCTGGGCAGTCGATGCCAGTAAGATAATAACATTTGGTAGAGATTTTGGTCAGCTTCATTCTAAACCTGCAAAAAGAGTTTCTAGTTATATTTCTGCATTATGTGAAACAGTTCATCAATTGAGTTCACATCTTGCTGGTGCTATAGCCATTGGTTCATTTTTCCTCGACATTGCACATCTCTCCCTTTATAAAGAAAAATTCGATCTTCGTGAAATAAAGACAAATAAAAAATACAGAAAAGTTTTAGAAAACGAAATGCAACAGTTTGTTCATTCTGTTAATCACTTAAGTAGAAGTGGCGCAGAATCTCCGTTTACAAACCTTTCTATTTTTGATAGATTAAAATTAAGAACTCTTGTTCAGGATATGAATTGGTATTTCCCCTTTGATAAACTTCCAATCAATCATCCTAAAAAATTAGAAGGAAATGAAGAAGAAATTAAAAACTTTTATTTGGATTATATTGTAGATTTTATTATTGAAATTCAAGATGTTTTTCTCGACTTCTTTGATAAGGGCGATCCTCTAAAAGGCGGCGCACCATATAGATTTCCTGTTGTCACTTTAAACTTTTCTAAAAAGTGGTGGGGAGATAGACAATTAATACAAGACGAAGAATTTTTAAAGAATGTATGTAGGAGAGATATTTACAGATATAATATTTTTGTGAGTGAAGGTACAAAGGTCGCATCGTGTTGCAGGTTGGTAAGCAATACAGAAATGCTTGAGTTTGCATCACAATCAAATAGTTTCGGTGGTTCGGGTATTTCTCTTGGTTCTCATAGAGTGTGTACAATCAACTTTATGAGGATTGCAATGGAAGCAAAGAGCAAAGAGGAATTTTATAGTATATTAGATTCACGAATGGAAAGTGCCGCCAAGATTCTTAAAGCACACAAAGAACTCATTAAGTCCCTTGAGAAAAAAGGACTTCAACCTTTTATCACAAATGGATGGATTGTTTTAAATAGACTGTTCTCGACATTTGGTATTCTTGGAATATATGAAGCCGCTAAAGTATGTAAGAAAAAATTTGGAAACGGAAAAGACGTTGAAGGAGATATCTTAATACACTTTAATAACAAGGTTGCCGAACTATCTAAAAAGTATAGCATTATTGGAAACATTGAACAAATTCCAGGCGAATCATTTGCTATTAGATTATCTAAGTCTGATAAGTTACTTTATGGAGAAGAAAATATTCCTTACGAATTGTATTCAAACCAGTGGATTCCTCTTTGGAGTAATGCAACAATCTGGGATAAAATGGATGCGGATGGAAAATATAATAGCCTTATTACTGGTGGATGTTTAGTACATATCCAGATCGGTGAAAAGGTTACCGCAAAACAAGCAGAAAAAATTATTAAGTATTCTATTAATTCAGGCGCGGAACACTTTGCGTTGAATAGTGTATATTCAGAATGTGTTAGCGGTCATTGTATGTTTGGTAAACATACTAAATGTCCTGAATGCGGAGCAGACATTAAAGAATACTTTACCAGAGTCGTCGGATTTTTTACTCCTGTATCATCTTGGCAGGATATTCGTAGAGAATGGGAATTTCCAAAAAGAACTTTCTGCGATCTCAGTATAGTTGACGAAACTGAAAATAATTAATATGTATTGACATTCACAAAAGAAAATATTATTTTTATTTGTAAAGAAAGGAATACGCTATGGAATTTAATGAATACCAGGCCGCTGCGAAAACTACAGCTTTATATCTTGATGAGGTTAAAAAGACATTTAAAAATTTACCCGAAGGAATAATTAAAATGTTGGGAGTATCTTATGCAGGACTTGGAATGGGAGAAGTTGGAGAAGTTCAAGGAAAAGTTAAAAAAATTATTAGAGATTGTGGTGGAATACTAACTGAAAAACATAAAGAAGAAATAAAGAAAGAACTTGGAGATTGTTTGTGGTATATAGCGGCAATGTGTACTGAACTTGATATTGATATGAATACTGTTGCGGAAGCGAACATAAAAAAGTTATTTTCAAGAAAGGAACGAAATGTTCTTAAAGGAAGTGGAGATAACAGATAAAGCAAATGAAAAATATTAATCCCTTAAAAGGAGTAACTGTTTATGCAGAAGATTGAATATCAGCGAGAAATTCTTGATCTCGTAAAGGACTTAACAGAAATTAATAACTCTGTTATATTTGAAAAAGACAATAATAAAGTTGTCGTAAAAAGAGCAGACGCCGAAGTGACTCTTGCTTATATTTTGGAAGCTCCCGCTAAGTTTTTAAACTATGGCGATGATCAAATTGCATTTTATAACTATAGCGAATTCTATCAGTTTTTTAATGCGTTCGATTCGCCGGAACTAAAAAGAGTTAAGAACAAACTTATCATATCAGAATCAAATTCAAAAATTGAATATCTTCTTTCTAATCCAGAATCTATTACTCCGGGACCAAAGAGGATTCAGTTTGATTCTCCCGATATTAAGTTTGTATTGAATTCTTCTGACCTCGATGAAATAACAAAAATGAATGCATTAATTTCAGCTAAGAAAGCCAAGATTATTGGAGATACAAAATCAATTAGTGTTATCATATATAATTCCCTTCATGAAAATTCTTTTGAAAAGAAATTCAAGATTGAAAATCTTACGGGATTTAAGGATAATTTTGAGTTTGTTATTTCATCCGATCTTTTCTCAAAAGTTCCACAAAAGAAAGATTATATTATTGAGATTAAGAAAGAAGGATTCGTCAAGATGTCTCTCAATAATGAAAAAATTGGATTGAATATATTTACTGGTTATGTTCAGTCATAAGGAGATTTAGTATATGAATGATGAAAATGAAATGAACCAAAATCAACCAAATGTTGATTCGTTTTATCAGCAACAATATGATCTTCCCGAAGTAGAGGATAAGTTTTTAGATACTGGTAAGGGAGAGATTATAGATAAATCTGATCTTACTCCGTTTGATGTTATTAAATCTGTTGCTCAACAAACTGGAAACGAAGTTCACGATCCAAAGAAAGGATGTCGTCATTGTTATGGCAGAGGATATATCGGTATTGATTCGTCGACAAAATCTCCTATTCCGTGTTCATGTATTTTTCCTGCAAAAACTCCTAATGAAAAGATGCAAGAATCTCTCTACGATGGTCAAAAATATTTCAGACCTAATAGAAAACAAAGAAGAAGAATGCAACAGTTTATGAAAAGACAACTTAAAAAGAATAGAGCTAATTTGAAAGAAATAGTATCTAAGTCTCTTGAACAGAATAAGGAGAATGTTGAAAATGATAGAAATGGAAAAACCGAAAAGAAAGAGGCTTAGTTATACACTTTTCGTTGAGAAATATAGACCGACTACAATTCAAGAAGTTTTACTGCCTGTAGGATTAAAAAGATTTTTTATAAAAATAGTTAAAGAAGGAGAAGTTCCAAATCTTCTTTTTTATTCAAGCAGTCCTGGTGTTGGTAAAACAACTGTTGCTAAAGCATTAGCAAACGATATTCAAACAGACTATCTCTATATTAATACTTCTTTAGAAGGGGGCATTGATACTCTTCGTTCTAAAATTGAAAAGTTTGCTACTTCAATGTCGATGTCTGGTAAAAAGAAGATTGTTATACTTGATGAGTTTGATGGAGCAACTCTTGCACTTCAAAAAGCATTAAGAGCATCAATTGAAGAATTTCATAATACATGTCGATTCATATTTACTTGTAATTATATAACTCATATTATTGAACCATTAAAATCAAGATGTCAAATTGTTGATTTTAACTTTACTGATGGTAAAACATCAGAAGAAATGAAACCAAAGATATTTAAAAGACTTGGTAATATTTTAAAATATGAGAAAATCGAATATGATGAAAAAGTATTAGGAAAGTTAGTTGAAGAATTATATCCTGATATTAGAAAGATGCAGGGCCTTCTTCAACAATATCATAAACAAAATATTGTTATAGACGGTAATATTTTTAATTATGAATGTATCGATTCTGAATTTTTTGATTTAATTATAAACAAAAAATGGAATGCGGCTCGTAAATACATTATCGAAAAAAATTATAATTATGATGAATTGTATAGAGCATTATTTGATAATCTCATTCCTAAAATTCCTCAAGATAAAAAAGCACAAATTATATTAATAATTGGCGACTATATGAAATGGAGTCCTCAAGTTATCGATAAAGAAATTCATTTTAGTTGCTGTATGTTAGAAATAATAGGAGTTCTTTAATGGTAAGATTTATAGTAGCTCGGAAAAACGAAGAAACTTTTAATAAATTTTTATTACCTTCTTTACAAAAAGTCGGCGTACAAGCAATTCAAGTTCATGATGATAATAACGAAAATGCAACTATATTTAAAAAGTATAATATGGGCATTGACGCTTTACTAAATCAAAATATTGAAGATAATGAAATTATTGTATTTGTACACGAAGATATTGGAATTGTTGATAATTTGTTTATAGAAAAAGTAGAAACATTATTTTCTGAAAAACCAGACGTTGGTCTTGCGGGAATTGCAGGAACAAACGAGTTTACAGAAAGAGGCGGATGGTGGATGAATGTTTCCGATAAACTTCGTGGACACTTGATTCAAGGTCAAGACGCAACCCCGGGTCAGGGCCAGCATCTCGTTAAAGGACCCATTGGATTTTATAACGATGTTGTAGCAATCGATGGGTGTATAATGATGGTACGCTCTAAACTATTAAAAGACGGTCTTCGTTTTGATAATGATACATTTGATGTAGAAAACGATTTTTATGATATAGATTTTGGATTACAAGTATTAGAAAAAAGTTTTGATATAGCAGTTGCAGATATTTTAGTATTTCATAATTCAATGGGAAAAGGATCACTAAAAGAACCTTGGCACAAAGCAAAAGAAAAATTAATTAAAAAGTGGAAAGATAAGGGAATCGAATTTCCTATAACTAAAGACCAATTTGTTGTTGAAAGAGATAATAGTGAAATAGTTGAAATTGAGGTCTAAGATGTCACAACAATTTTGGAAAAATAATATTTACTCGTGGAGACAATTAATAAAAAAATTTTGGAGAAAGAATAATATGGAATTAGAAGTACTTCGATTTAGTTCTCAAAAAGATTCTACATTAGGTATCCTTTCAGATATAACTAATGATAGAAAGTTTATGTGTTTTACACTGGAAGACGAATACAGAACATTAAAGGTAAAAGGCGAAACTCGTATTCCTGCAGGAAGATATGAAATTAAGTTAAGAACAGAAGGTGGTTTTCACGAAAGATATTTGGAAAAGTTTGGAATGGCATTTCACAAGGGAATGTTATGGATTCAGAATGTTCCTAATTTTGAATATGTTCTTATTCATATTGGTAATAAAGAAGACGATACTGCAGGATGTTTGCTTGTTGGAAATACATCACAACAAAATATAACAGAAGATGGATTTATTGGCGGATCGACTTCTGCATATAAACGTATCTATCCGACTATTGTAGAAGAATTATTGAATGGTAAAAAAGTATTTATAACATATAAAGATTATGATAACATTAAATGATATTAAAAATTTTAAATCGACACATAATTTCGAAGAAAGTATTCCATTAAAATCAACAATGAGATTTTGGTACTTTTTTAATAATATATCAACAAAAAATATTTTTTTTAATAAAGTAAAGAATATGGTTTATAACTTGGTTTATCCATCAAAAGACTTATTGGAGTTTCCCCAATATAGATATGAAAGAGCAATCAAATTTAGTTTAAGAGATTATAAAAATGAAATTATTTGAATTCCTTAACTCAATGACATTCCGAAAGGATGATTTAGATTTCACAAATGATGAAATAAAGAAATCATATATTCCATTTATGATCAATCGTTGGATATCTATGTGTGAGGCATATCTTCCTGTTGTGAATGAAATTAATAAGTATGACTTGCCAAAAGAAATACATTATGAATTTTTTAAAAGTCTGCTTCCAAAAAGAAAACAATATTTCAATTATATAAAAAAGCAAAAAGACCTTGACATAACTGAAAAAAGAATTATAGCAAAATATTTTCAGGTAGGTTTAAAAGAAGCTGAAGAATATATTAAAATATTAGACAATTCTCAAATTAAGGAGATTCTTGAAATATACCGATATGGTAAAAATAGTTTAATTGATGAATAAATACTCTATGGTAGAAGCCAAAGGAGGATTACTATGAAATATGAAGCACCAACTACCGTAGATAAAAAACCATATTGGGTACCAGTAGTGTGTAAAAATAGAGATCAGTTAGTTGGCTATATTAAAGGAATGAAGTTTATTTTAGGCACTCTTGACGGAATGAAAAATTCAAACGAAGAAACAGGAGTGGAATCTGAGATAGTTATTGATTATGGACAAATAGACCCATGTTTAGATTCTTCAAGATTCAATGACATTACTCCATTAGATAAAAGAGAATCTGAAATGTCTAAAGAAGAATTAAAAAAATTTAGACAAGGAATGATTAAAAAAGCAGTATTAAGAGGTATGGAATATCATCCTGATAATGATCCTGAAATTTTTAAGGAAGTCTTTTTAAAAGTAGAATGTGAACATTGTGGATTAGGATTTTATCAGTTTGAAAATCCTGAAGATATACCTGAAGAAAGTTTTTATTGTCAAATATGCGGAAGAAAATTAATTGACTATACGGAACACGAAGATAATGAATATGAATTTGATGGTTAAAAGGAGATTAAAATGAGACTTATCAAAAAAATTAAGTGTTTACATTGCGGAGAAATCTTAATTGAAAACGATCAGCCTTCTTCTAAGACTTGTTCTTGTAAAAGAGTTTCAATGACAGGAAGAAATATTTTTGAAGGAGCTGAAGGAAAAGATTGGGTTGATGTATCACAAAAGCTTTTAAATGAAGTAGTATAATAATTATTCTAAACTAGGAGATTGAAATGAAGTATATATTTCTTCTATCTGGAAAAATCAGTTCGGGAAAAAACCAACTAGCAGAGTTCTTAAATAAAGAGTTTAAAGATCGTGGGTATTCGACTGCTAACGATCTTTTTGCTAATGATCTTAAAAATAATTGTAAGGAAGATTTTAAAAAGATTTCTAATTATTTAAACATTTATACAGAAAGAGTAAAATCTTCTGTTGGTGCATTGTTTGATAATACAGGAAGAAATCCTAAATTAGAATCATATCTTCAGTCGATAGAAAAATTAGTCGATGAATTAAAAATTGAAGATGAAAACTGGTTTGAAGATAAGACTGAATTTACTAGAAATATTCTTCAATTATACGGAACTGAAATATTCAGAAATAGAGTCGATAATAATTGGTGGGTAAAAAAGCTTAGAGATAGAGTACTTGCAAATAATATTCAGGTCACTTTTATCACTGATACTAGGTTTCCTAATGAAGTAGAAACATTTTCAGAGCTTAATTCTGATGAAATTAAAACTTTTTCAGTTAGGATTAATAGAAATATAAATACTAAAAAGAGTATTGCAGAACACCCATCAGAAATTGCACTAGATAATTGGACAGCATGGGACTTTATTGTCGAAAATGATGGTACTCTAGATGATTTAAGAGATTCTGCAAAGACTATTGTTAATTATATTCTTGAAGAAAAAGAGGAGTGCGTTAATTACTTAACTAATTTACCTGTATAATGGGAGAATAATTATGGGATTTCAAGAATATTTAAATTCATTACTAGAATCTAAAAAGCCTAAGTATGGCGGACCCGATAAACATGAATTTGAAAAAGACGAAGAAGGAAATATAATTTGTGTAAAATGCGGATATCCAAAAGGCAGTATTCCAAAACAAGGATGTCCTATGGATATAACAAAAATAGGAGAGAAAGACTAATATGAAACTCAGCCCAAAAGACGCGGCCGATCTTAGATTAGAAATCACAGGACCACTAGTACGTGGAGATTTTGAAAAAATGATTCAAAAGAAATATAATATGAAAAGTTCAGACACTAATCTTATGCTTGGTAAAATTATTGATGCGGTCAAAACTATTATTAATGAATACGAATTTGAACCGAAAACAATTACAACAGAAAGTGTTGTAGAAAAAGCCAATAGATTCATAGGAGAATAACAATGAGCCTTAAAAAATACATTAAAGAAAGTCGCAACGAAAAAATGATGGTTCTTGCTAGAAGAGCCAGTAGTGTTGTTGAAAATTTGAAACAAACAGCTAATGAACTATGGGAACTACAGAAAATGTGGGAAAACACTTCAGGACAACGGACAGATTTCTTCGGTCGATATGCTATGAAAATTGAAGAAATACTTTCGACAGATCATGGTGAAGCAGGATTAGAACCCGAGGTTGAATCATTTGAAAATGATATAGCAACAGCAGATCATGGTGGAGTAGAATTATAATGGCCGGCGTAAAAAATACCAAACAAGTTGTTAAACTCTTTTCTGCTCTTGTAGTTGCTACAAAGTCAAAGAAACCTATGTTTCTGTTTATTCCTAAACTTATTGGATTAATGACTGCGGCGTGTGCTGGTATTAGTAAGGTTCCTGCCGAAGTTAAAGATATGTCTCCAGAAGAGGAAAAAGAAGTTAGGGCAATTGTAGAAGAATCTGCTGGCAAGAATAAAGATTTAATTCCTGACAAAATAGAAAATATTATTATCAGATTTTTAAAGGCAATTGCATAAGGAAATAACATGTCATTTAAACAATATATAAAAGAAAATTTAGAAGATGTTCAAATTATAGATTTTTATTATGAAGATGAAACAACGCCTACATGGACAGGTCCATTGTCTGAATTTTTTGATACTAATATTGATTCTTTTTCAGATGAATATATTCAAGAGATTAAAACGGCATTAGAAGAAAAGGGCGAATTTGTTGGTGGCGGCGGAGCATCTCCTATTTTTAAAATAGTTCTTAGGCAGTAAGAAAAATAAATAATCACATATAAGATATAAAAAAAGACCTTGAAATTTCAAGGTCTTTCTTTTTTTTTATTTTTTTTATTTTTAAATTACAATTCCTGCTTCTTCCTTAATATCACTTGCTTTTGTAGAAAGAAGAGGTTTATTCTCAAGAGCATTAGCAACCATTTCTTCTGTATATGCATCAACATCTGCAATTCTATCAATTTCTTCTGGCTCAAGATTGATTAAAGACTTTTTTATAAGTTCTTCTTTAATTTTATCTTTAGCATAATCATCGTCCTGAGCGGCATTAACTGCTTTTAAAAGTTCCTTAATTATAGTTTCTTTTAATTTAGAATTATCAATGTCTTTATAATAAACTTCAATGGCTTCATTATTTTCTTCGTTTATATTATCCTCTTTTATTTCTTCTTCACCAAGAAAACGATTTGCGTTTCTTACATATGAAGCGGCCAATGCTTCAAGTTCAGCAGCTTCGGCGTTCTCTGGTTCTGCTGGTGCTTCTGGTTCTGCTGTACTTGTTTCGCCGTCGGTTTCATCTTCTTCAGGCTGTCCTGCATTTTCTTTATTTGCCTCTGCTTCTTTTGCATTACCAATAGCAACAACAGCATCTACGATTTCTCTTTGTTTATCCGGACTCAAATCTTTAAAATAAAAATCAATAGTTATTTCTTTTTCTTCTAAATCTTCAGTATCTTCAGTTAGAAATCTATTTGCTCTTTTAATATATCCGTTCATTATTGCTCCTTATTATTTAAGTCTTGCAACATCCTGTCTTTGTATATATCCAAGCTTCTGTAAAATATTTCCTGCGTTTGGACCTTTCCAAGCAATTTTATGTTCGCCTTCTTTATTCTTAAAAAGGAATATAGTATTGTTACCTTTAAGATCATATGTCCATCCAGAAGCAATTTCTTTATTAGGAGTTATAGGAACTGGTTTTGGATTTGTTTGATCAAATTGTCCTTTAAGTTTAATTTGAAGTTCTCCAGCTTTTTTCTTAGGCTTTGGCTTATCTGGACTGCCTTCTCCCTCATCTTTTTCTATAGGAGAGATAGGCTTTTTTTCTTTTGGTTCTTCTTTCTTTGGATCATTTTCTATTGGAAATTCTTTATCTGCTTCTGCTTTATCTCTTTTTTGTTTTTCTATTTTAGCATTTTCTTTTCTTTTATTTCCTTTACTTTTTTCATCAAGATTAATAGAGACAGATTCGGTCGTAGGAACCAATTTATCATATAAAGATTTTTCAATTGGTTGAGTTTGAATCTTAGGCTGTTTTGCTTTTTGTTCTGCTTCGGGCGCGGCGTCTGGGAATATATTTTTCTTTATTTTTTGTGCAGAAAGCCATGCTTTAAAAAGCATACCGACTCCGCCTCTTTTTCTATCAACAGCAAAGAATTTTTGTCCTTTTCCGTCAATAGCAACAAAATACTTTGTTACATTATCACCATCTTCGTCTTCGACAACAAGTTCATAAAGAATAATATTTCCACCCTTATTAGTTCTATACCAAGATACTTCAACTGGCTTAACTACGTTACCAAATACTTCATGACTATCTTTTTTAGGATTAAACTGTCCCTGAAATAGATTTTTAATATAAAATGGTTTATTTTCTTTTTGAAGATCATTATACATATCAGTTAAATTTGAAAACAGATCGGCATATCCCCATTTAGTAATAGGAAGAGTATCTTCATAGTCTTTTGGTCTCATTCTTCTCTTTGCAGATTTTCTAAGAATATTCCATAAGTTTCTAGCATATCTGCTTTTAGTTAGAAAACTGGCTTCTTCTAAACTTTCAATTTCTTTTTCGTTTTGAATTTGATTAAAATAAAAACTATTAAATCTACTTGTCATTTTTAATCTCCTATGTTTAATCTTCTAAAAGATCATATATATCTTGAGGTTTGCGAGACCATTCTATATTCTTTTTACTAAAAGGATCGGCATTGCTTGACCAAAAACCTAGCATTCCAATTTTATTTGCAAAATCATATGTTTCAGGAGAATCGAATATTACCCAGTTTGCACCATCTTGAAATTTTAAAAGATAAACATTTCCTTTATATTTTACTAATTTATATTCATATCCTTCTTTTACTTCTTCATATTCAAAAACACTTCTATTTAATTTTCCTTTTAAATTATATTCGGTTGTTTTACAAGAAGTACCCGGTTCAACGCCATTTCCCCAAAAACATTTAAGTCTTTCAAAATCGTCATTATTAATTGTCATGATGCCAGGAGTTTTTCTAGAAATATCAGTTTTCTTTTTTGTATCTTTTTCTTTCTTTGATGTATCAATATATTTCTTACTTATTCTTGGTCTTCTTCTATATACTCTTCCTGGTTTGTGCATTGCAGTCCAAGCAGAAAATATTTGACCAGTTCTTGTTCTAAACCATTCCTGTCCTTTTTTATCAGCACCAATATAAAACATATTATTAGAAGACCCTTCTTCATTTGTTTCGCCTTCTAAAGACAATATAACAATGGTGCCTCCTTTATTTGTTTTATAAACAGATATATCATCTATCGAGGTATATGGCTTAGATATTTTACTAGTGTCTCCAACCAGAATTCCTTCGTAGACTTGTTTAATAAATTGTTCTCTACGGGCTTTTTCCTTAGTAGAGAGTTTGGTAGGTTTTTCTGTTTTAATGCCGACTGCACGACCAAGCGCCTTAAGTGCCGTAAGCCTGCGTTCAGGTTTACCTTGCTCAAGGTCGTCTGAAAGTGTCTTGATAATTTCATCCCTGCCTCTTTCATCGATTTCTATAACCCTATCCAATTTATTAATGTTTATTTTGGTCTTCGTTTTCTTCTCAATAAGAAGATCAGAATCTTTAGTAAAATAGTATTCACTGAAACGTACTGACATTCAGGACTCCTATATATAATTTCATAATTAGTTATTACTTAAAGTATTTATAATTTAAAATAAAAAAGAGAAGATCATATCTTCTCTTTAATTAATTAATCTTGATCCATTTCAATTTCCCAGTAAATAAACGCACGCCATTTACTGTTACTGACCACAGATTTCATATCCTTAAGTCTCTTTAATACTCCTTCATTGAAGCTATCTGCAATCTTAGGAGCATATGGTTTATTAAGGATTTTCATATGTGCCTGATCTGGAGTACGATTACTTTTCTTGCTGTTACACTTAACACAAGAACAAACAATATTTTGCCAATTTGTTAAACCACCTTCACTCTTTGGAATAACATGATCAAATGTCATCTTAGAAAGAGAAATTTCTTTTCCACAATATTGACACTTTCCATCGTCTCTATCATATACATTTCTACGAGTGAATGGTTTGTAAAATGCCAAGTGCTTTTTAGGCTTAACAAAGTGCATAAGTCTAATAACAGCAGGGCATTCCATTGCAGACTTCCATGAATGCAAATGAACATCTTCATAAGATTCAATGATTTCTGCAACGCCCTTAGACCATAGAGTGATAGCATCCTGCCAAGAAATAACATCAATTGGCATGTAGCTAGCATTTAACTTTAATACTCTTGCTGTTACCATAATTTTCTTCTCTCTAGTTCCAATCAGTGAATTGATTTTCGTTTAAATATTTTGCTTTAATTTTATTCATATAATTATTTATTAATCCATATCAATTAAAGACGACAGTTTTGAAGCTCCATGATACTGTTCAATTCTTTTTGTAGATTTTTCTACATACTCCTTATTAATTTCAATTCCAATATAATTTCTATCTAATCTTTTAGCTTCTTTTGCTGTTGTTCCACTTCCACTAAAAGGATCAATAACTAAGTCTCCCTTATTAGTCCATGTTATGATATGATCTCTAGCAAGACTTGATGCAAACACAGCAGGGTGCCAATTCCATTCTCTTACATCGCCCTTTGTTGATTGTTCAAGAGGAATTTCCCATATATTATATCTTGCTCCATATTCATCTAGTGCGTAATAAAAACTATCACACACTACATATCCATCATCTTTTTCTCTTTTATTCTTGACCTTACCAGAATTTGCATTTTTATTATAAGTCAAATTCTTTCGATCTTTAATTATATTAACAGTCTTTGGTTTGCCTTTTGAAAGAACAAACATATATTCAAAACACTGATGATATCGATTTACATCTGGAAACCTAACTCCGGGTTTTTTATAGATCATGGTATCATGAATATTAAGACCACACTCTTGAAAACCCAATGCTTGTCTAAAAGAGTTTCCTGTTTCCGTTGATCCGCCGTCAAATCCTTTAACGGTTTGATCTCCAACTACCCAAACAACAACTCCACCAACTTTAAGCACTCTTGCTAATTCTTTGGCTAGGCCATCGAAGTCGAATGAGTATTTTCCAAACTGCATACCTGACAGATCGGTTTTAAGCTTTTTGTTATAATTTCTTATTCCATCATACGATATCTACGGAGGCGATGACACGACTAAATCAACACAATTATCTGGAAAGCTTTTAAGAACATCAACATTGCTTCCACAGATAATAGAATTGACCTTAGAAGTGAAATCGCCTCTTTCAGCAAACTCCTTCTTTTTCATTATACAATCCTTTTCAATGGGTCAAATATATACTATTATATAATATAACATTTATTGGGGGAAATATGCAATGGCGGAGAGTACAGGAGTCGAACCTATAAAGCAATGTTTCAGCCCGGACGCCTTCCAAGCGCCTTCCTAACCAATTCGGATACTCTCCGTTTATTTTTTAAAATATATCGATAATATCATATTTTATTGATGAGTTATCAATTTCTTTGATAATTTAAGAAGCTGTTTTGACCAATCTGCAATTTTCCGAGATGCAGAATATTGTTTTTGGTTATCCAAAAGATTAGAGTAGTCGGTCATTTCATCGACGATTTTAATAATATCGTTTTTAATATTAATTTCTTCAATTAAAATCTTTTGGCTAAGATATTTTTTAAATGACATATAGATTTCCTTAAATAAGAGATTCGTCTATATGAACTTTCTCAGCTTTATTACCACGAATTGTAAATACTTCGTGAAGATAAGGACCGCCGGGCCAAACAACAACTGCAAGCTTTCCTTGATACCCGGGAGTATCTGAACTATATCCATCAAATACAGCAACCGCGGCATCTTCAAGATGGCCGTCTTCAATTTCAGGACCAACTGCTTGTATAATAGCTTGTCTTTCTTCGTCGTTTGCTTCCCTTGGTTTTGGGGGAACGTAATCTTCTTTTAACTGTTTATGTTCGATATATTCTTTGAGAGATTGAGGCTTCATTGATATAACTCCTTAAAGAATGAATGATGTGTATATCAATTGTATTTATAATTTTCTATGAATTTAATATTTGGTTAATTTTTAATTCGTTAATAACTAATTCAAATGCATTTGTATTTAAATGCATAGTTTCTCTATAATAATGTTTTATTAACATATCATTTTTATCTGTTAATTTATCATACATTGATATATGAAGTATATTATTATCTTTACAAAGCAAGGATAAATATTCTGTAAATAATTTAAGAGCGAATTTTTTATCTTCGCGATTATATTGGGCATATTCACAATATTGTGGAATGACAGGCCCATATACTATTACATTAAATCCTTCTTCTTTAATATTTTTAATAACACTAAAATATTTATTTACACATTCTTTAATTATTTCGATGTAACTTCTTTCAGGCTGTAATATTTTTTGTTTGGGTAAATGATTACAACAGTCTATTTGTCCAAATGATAATAAAATATAATCTTTTTTAGGTATATTTTTTAAAACATTATTTAATAAATTATTCCACTTATGACCTTTTTTATTTAAATTATAAGCCAGCGCAGGCCCAAGATTATACGATTTAAAATTTGGATGGGTATCTTTTGAATATGGAAGTTCTCCTCCCATACTTATATTATCTGTTCCATTAAATATAGAAACATGGCTATCTCCAATACAATGTATTATATTCGTTCCTATTTTTTTATGCATTTAATATTTCCTTTAGTTTTCTTGGCGGAAGCTACAGGATTCCAACCTGTAAACCACATAATTATGGTCACTGCCGTTCGAAGACATGCCCCGCAGCGATGAGGTCAGAGCTTCCGTATAATGGAGGAGAGGGAGGGACTCCAACCCACAAACCACCTTTCGATGGTCAACAGTTTTCAAGACTGCGCCCCGCAAGCCACTGGGGTCAACCTCTCCTTAAATTTAATCTTCTATTGCGTAAACTTCTACATCAGAAAGAATAACCTTAGTAGGTTTTCCCTGAGCATCAGATTCAAAAGGAATTCCAGAAGCAATGCCGTAAATAACAATGTCGCCCACTTCAATGTCCTGAGGAATTCTTACGCCGTTCTGCCAGATTCCTTTGCCGACACCAAGAACCTTTCCCTTTTTAAATGGGTTTTGCTCAAATGGCATGATAATTGATCCGACTTGTTTTTCTTCTTCTTTGATTACTTCAACCAGAATTTTGTTGTAAAGTACTTTCATTCAATTTCTCCTTATTAGAGTGGTTCAATTTATTTTCTTATGGAGCCTGTACTCAGAATCGAACTGATGCTTCAATCTTACCAAGATCGCGTGCTGCCATTACACCAGTACAGGCACATATATTTGGAGACTCCGGTGGGATTCAAACCCACGACCCTTACGGGAGATTCACCGGGTTGCAACCGGTCGCCTTTTGTTCTCTTGGCTACGGAGTCTTAATTTTTTTCTTTATCTAGCTTTTTAAAATCATCTTTGATTTTTTTAAACTCTTTTTCTAAACGGGATAAAACTAATTCGTCACATTCTTTCATCTCTTTATATTGATTAAGTAATGATTCGGTTTTATTAATTTCTTCAAGAGCCATCTCTCTATATAATTCTTCTCGTTCTCTAAGAGATGCTTCGTATATATTATTTTTCATAATCCAATCCTATATAGTACAATTAAGTATGTTCTGATTTGACACGCAAGTTATTTCAGGATTGCCCCACATTGGAGGATTGTAAGGAGTCCTGTCGATATATATTGGATAATCGTAATGATGAATTTCTTTAATTGTTTCAGTGCCCAAATTTATAGGTTGTATAGGCTGACCGAAAATATCGTTTAGCAAATCTTTAAGTTTCTTTGCATCATCGACACTTAGTTCAATTTTTTTGCCGCCGACTTCAACAACAATTTTACTAATTTCTACTTTACTTTTCATCATCAATCTCCTGAGGAAGATGTTTTAATTCTTGTATTGTTAATTTATGTTTTCCTACATTCCAACCAGAACGTCTAGGATTTCTACATATTTCACATGAACAAGGTTTTCCAGTATTTCCAAGAATAGGAATATCTTTTTCGATTCTTTCTTTAACGTATTCTTCACCAAACCATTCTTTTTCAAAAGGAGTAACTAAAGCCTCTGCTCTTCTCTTTCCTTTTTTATTCCTTAACAGAATACGTTCTTTCTTATTATGAGGGTGCATATAGCAGTCCTTATAAAATTGGTGCGGTAGGAGAGGTTCGAACTCTCGGAATCTACATCGGCAATGTAGTGCAATTGACCACTATGCGACTACCGCAATATTTTATTTCATCAAATCTTCAATTACAAGGCTCTTGTCTGTAAGCTCACAGTTTAATTCAGTAAGATAGGAATGGGCAATATCCTCTTCTTCAAATACTTTTGTGCCAGAGAATCTTAATCCTAATCTACTATCTTTATTAAATTTTACAAGCTCTAAACCTTTTGGATCGTTTTCAATTTTTACTATACAAGTTCCGTTTTCCCAAATTTGTCCAGGAGTTATCATATTCATACTCTCCTAATTGTCAAAATTTTACTTGTCGGTTGCATACTATATTTATTTAAAAAATAAAAAAGTTTTTCTTCGTCGTCATAAATGGCTACTGTTACAAACATAAGTTTATCACCAGTTCTTTTAAACATAACAGTACGATAATCATCATTTAATTTTTCTATTTGAACAACAATACTATCGCCTTCCCAAATTTGACCATCTGACAACATTCCCTGAGTGTAAGTCCATTGTCTCCAGTCTTTCATTTTTGTCCTCTTGGAATGTTAGTGTCCTCTTTATCTATGTTTAAGTATTTATATTCTTATTATTATGTAACTAGGCAGGAACGGTTTAACTAATTAATCCGTACAGTCAACAAATTTTTTAAGTTTAACTGCTTTAGCAATAATTTTATCTTCTGATGGAAATTCGTCCATCTTTGGGTAATCGGGAATTGTTGTATCATGCTTTTTAGAATTTTCTTTTTTGATTTCCCATTCATTAAAAATTTGTTCTTTTTTAGAATAGAAATCTTCCGTAACTAATTCTTTTGCTATCCTGAGAATTTCAAGACGTATTTCATAAGGTGTTTTGGACATATCGTCCTCCTTGTGTGTGTGTTGTGTTATATTAACATTATGTTCCTGCCTAGAACATAATTATTTATATTCATGGAGCACCAGGTGGGATTCAAACCCACGATGATATCCTGCTTGGAAGGCAGGCCCCTTCGATCAACTCGGGTCACTGGTGCTTATTAATATATGGTTGCAACGGGTGGGAGTTGAACCCACTTATCCCAGCTTATGAGACTGGTCAAGATGCCGACCTATTCCCCCTGCTGTAATATATTTATAATCTTATGGTAGGCACAGTTGGATTTGAACCAACGATCTTTTGCATGTCGAGCAAATGATTTAGACCAACTAATCTATGCGCCCATAAAAATGGTGCCCGCTGATGGATTCGAACCATCGATCTCCGGTTTGTAGGACCGGTGCCCTGTACCGCTAGGCTAAGCGGGCAAAAATTTTGGTACTCGGGGTGGGATTTGAACCCACATTTTCAATGTACCAGTTACGAATATCCAGTTTATAAGACTGGCTCGATACCCGAGTATAATAAATTATTTCTATACCTACGATCTCAGGCGTAAGTCCGAAATAATTTTAATTATCTTCCTCTACCACGACCAAGACCTTTACCAGGACCGCCTTGACCACGACCAATTCCTAATCCACGACCAGTATTAGTTCTTGAGTCATTTCCTTTACAATCTCCCAATCCTCTACCAGTTCTTGGACCTTCTCCTCTTGGGCCTGTTCTGTCACCACGGGGCATAATAACCTCCTATAAAATGTTTATTAAAAGTGGCGGAGGAAGAGGGACTTGAACCCCCAAGGGCATAAAATACCCGGTAGAGTAGCAGTCTACTGGCTTACCAATTAGCCATATTCCTCCGATTATATATTATCATATCTATCTTTTAATCGATGTAAACTTTCTATACATTCTTCATTATTAGAAAATACAATAATTCTATCTGTTATCATTGCATATATTAATCCAGCAAATAATTCTCTATCTGGTTTTTTATGTTCAACCAACATTTTATGAAATGTTTCTTGAGAAGAAGAAGTAATATCAAACACAATTGGTATATTTAATTGTTGACATAAACCAACTGTAAAAATTACTGCATCTTGACTTTCTTTGTCTTTTATTGAATCGAACATAATTATTTCCTTGGTAGGGACGGTGGGATTTGAACCCACATTCCGCTGTTTATAAGACAGCCGTCTTTACCAATCGACATCACGTCCCTATATTTTTATATATTATTTACTGGAAGCGGGGGTAGGATTTGAACCTACGGTCGAAAGGATATGAGCCTTTCCAGTTAGCCAGACTACTTGCACCCCGCAATAAATTTGGTCCGGAGGGACATCGAGTTTTGACACTTAATCCGCTCACTCTCCCAACGGTAAAGTCAGGCGTTTTATTCTTAAACTACGGTAATCATGGTACCCTTACCAGGAATCGAACCTGGACTTCAAGCTTAGGAGACTAGCGCACTATCCATTATACTATAAGGGCATCTATATGGTTGCAACGGGTGGGAGTTAAACCCACTTTACCCGGCTTATGAGACCGGTCAAGGTTCGACCTATTCCCCCTGCTATATATCTTTAAAATCTCCATTTGTCAATAAACAATTCTTTTTTAACACTGTCAAGGATCATTGGAAAAAAATCAATTCCTGTCAGTGTTTTCAAAGAATCCACTGTTATTATATATTGTTGCAATGGCTTTTTAGAATTTTCATTTGGTATTAAAAAAGCAATTGTCTTTATTTCAGGTTCTTCATTATCGAGTATTGCCTTAAAGAAATACTCTGGAACACTTACTTTATTCATTCCAATTGTAGGAAGACTATCTGTAAGAATAGGACCTGTTATAACATAAAGTATTCTTTCAAGTCTTACCCAATCTCTTACTTGTCCCTCAAGTTTTTTCCAAATTCCTCTGTTGAATCTTGGCTTCTGAGGAGACATATTTGACATGTAGAAAGATTCTCTCATTGTCTTTTCAGACCATGCCATATCAGCAGCCGGTGCCAAGTGTCCTCTATCATATCCTGACCACCTATAATCTTTTGGTGATGCAGAACCAGTTCTTATACTGTTGTCAAATTTAAAATTATTTTTTCTTTTATATGAACCGGCCATTAATTGGTATTTATTTATTTTATATGATACCCATCTCGCTTGTTCGTGTTGTTCAGAATAACAAAGTGTATATCCTTCACGAATAATAATTGTATCTTTTACTTGTCCATATAAGGGGGACAGTAATAATAAAAGACATATAAGTAAATTTTTCATAACTCTCCTTGTTAAGGTTTTTTACTTATTTATATCTTTTACCTTAAACACCACGTTCTACTTTGGTGCCTTTGTACGTAAAGTTGATTTACAAGAGTTCTATTTTTTTCAAAGATTTCTAAAAGAATTATTCTATTAATTGATTCGAATATATTTTGATGTGCGTATCCCGATTCGATCTCTTGGGTCCATCTTCCATTAATACCTGGAACTCCATCCTCATTAGGTTTTCCGCACCATTTTAATAGTAAACTATAATTATTGTTTTCGAATTTAAAAAGAATACTTTTAATATGTTCATTTATATTAGAGATCATATTTTCTCTTACTTTCTAAAAGTATGGTACCCCCGGCAGGACTTAAACCTGCGGCCCTGGGATTAGAAATCCCATGCTCTATTCAACTGAGCTACGGGGGCACAAATGTTAGTACCCGCTAAGGGATTCGAACCCCCATTTTCAGCTCCATTTACACTTACGAAGGTAGAAGCTTCGCGTGGCTAAGCGGGCATTAAAAGTCAGGATGGCATTTTTGGTTTCGATTCAAATTCGAAATTTTTAATTTTTGCAGAAACCATCCTTCAATATTATTCTTTATATATCTCCATTTATATCTCTGGCCGAATCTTCTCTTACATCTAAAAACCTTCTACGAAATTCATCGGCACAATGTTGAGCAGCGTATGTACAATCATGAAGAGTTGAATATCTGAACTCCTTATTTTGCATATACTTTTTCATTGCCCAAAATATAATGAATTCTAATTCGCCTTTAGTTTCAATGGTTGGACATTTATTAACCATAGTTCTAAACTTTTCACGATCTTTTTGATTAATATACGGCATCTTCAACTCCTTTTATGGGAACGAATGTGCGTTTGTCTGACTTCGATTTCTTGCTTAGTTGATCAATCTAACAATAATTTCCCGACCTACCAGACAGTATGGGTGAGTATCAACCATAGAAACGGATATCTGCACCACATTCGTATTAATTTTTAATTGGTACCGACGGGTGGATTTGAACCACCGCTCTTTTCCTTATGAGGGAACTGCATTAGGCCAGACTATGCTACGTCGGTATATAATATAATATTTGTATAAGAAGTTTGTCAAGCCTCCACAGGAAGTCGAATCCTGATCTCTGGTTTACGAAACCAGTATTTTATACCGGTTAAACTATAGAGGCAGATGTGGAGCCTGCGGAGGGATTCGAACCCACGATAACATGCTTACAAGGCAAGCGCATTAGACCGGACTATGCTACACAGGCTTTAAAATTTGGTACCGGGAGGGGGATTCGAACCCCCACGGAGATTACCCCCACCAGGTTCTAAACCTGGCATGTCTGCATTTCATCATCCCGGCGAATGATTGGTACCGAAGGAGGGACTTGAACCCTCAATCCACGAAGGCGTCAGGTTTTGAATCTGATGTGTATTCCGTTCCACCACTTCGGCAAAATATTTTGGTGCGGTTGCCCGGACTTGAACCGGGACGAGATTGCTCTCACAAGGCCCTCAACCTGGCGTGTCTGCCATTCCACCACAACCGCAATTATTCTTCTAAGATTTTTTGTTTGAGCTTTACAAGAGTTTCGATTCTGTATGTAGTTTGAAAGTGTTTACTAAGAATCTTTAATCTTTCAATTTCATTATCAATGATTTCAATCACTCGATCTGAATTTAACAGTTGGTAATTCTTTGAGCAAGTTGAGAATAAAGCATTTCTCAATTGCTTCCTCTTGAATAATGTTTTTAACATTTTTATCACATTCAATTTCGACGACCAATCTTTTTGTATTTTTATCAAAGGAAACTTTTATATTTTGTACTTTACTTCTTTCAACAATATCTTTAACATGCGACAAAATACAAAGTTTTGCCGCTTGGCATAAATGTTGTATTGGAGTCACGGATTAATTATATTTACGCCTACGACGATTACTCATTCTTCTAGTAGTATCTCTAAGTTTTTGAATAAGCATATCAACATCTTTTCTAAGAGTCTGGGACATTTCTATGCCCAACGAATCTTCTACTGCTTCTTGGTTTTGATCCAGCGCATCAAGAAATCCATTAAGCTCTTCAATGGTTCTATATGCAAATGTTGAAACTGCACCCTCAAGATATCTTCTGTTTGTTCTACGAGGAGCTTCTCCTTCGTCGTCCATAAAACGATTAGCATTTCCTACAAGATCGGCCATTTTTAATCTCCTTTAAAAGTGAAATTATGTACTCTTGTATTTATTAAAATTTGTGAATTAAATTTCCAAGTTTATCATAAACACCGCAATCGCAAGCTGTAGCCCTTTTCCTTTTTCCAGTATCAGGAACATACAGAGTTGCCTTTCTTTCCTGGTTGCATGTCTTACACATAATCTTTGGGGCTACCCACTTTGTCTTGTTCATTTTATTATCCTTTCAAGTTATTTGGAAACCAGGCTGGGAATCGAACCCAGATTTTTAGATTCAAAGTCTAATGTCCTAGCCTTTGGACGACCCGGCTATGTTCTGGTCGGAGTGGAGGGATTTGAACCCCCGACGTCTTGCTCCCAAAGCAAGCGCTCTTCCAGACTGAGCCACACTCCGAAATTTTTTGGTGCGGCTGGAGGGATTTGAACCCTCAATCCCTTACGGGCGACGGATTTTAAGTCCGTTGTGTATTCCATTCCACCACAACCGCATATATTTGGTACTGGCGGCGGGATTTGAACCCGCGATTATCAGCGTGAAAAGCTGATGGATTAGACCACTACCCTACGCCAGCATTTAAATTTCAAAGAAAAGTAATAGGCATTTCCGGATACCTATTACTTCAATATTAAAGGCGTGTCCACAAATGCTGTTAAGCCAAACATTTGTCTTTTAAGTCCTTAACCGACCGAGACATCTTGCGCCTCCATGTGAGGCAAGACCTCTAACATCTATATATATATTATAACACTTTTTTGAGAAATAGTCAAGCACTAAATTATACTGGTACTCCTAAGGGGAATTGAACCCCTGTCCCAAGTCTGAGAAACTTGTATCCTTGGCCACTAGACGATAGGAGCATTTATTTAAATTTTTTAAAATGGTAAATCGAAGTCTTTTACTACTTTTTCTACTTCATCACGATCATCTGACTTATACTTTTTCTTTACTGATATCTTAGATGTTCTATCTTTAAACTTAGCATATGATATAACTTCATCAGAATTCATTAACCATTCTGCTAATTCTCTAATTTTAAAAGCTGGCATAGTAGTTGAAATATATGAAGGCAAATTTGTTATTAATATATTACTAATAATCTTTAATACTGGATTCTTAAATGATTCAGGATTATTTCTATAATAATTTAATAAATCTAATATACTTTTATTTCCGTTTTTATTTTTCCAAGCAAAGTCAATCTTTTTAATTGGATCAAATTTTTTTAAAGCATCAGGTGGAAAATAATATGGATCATCATATTTTACTTCAGGATAAATAGTTTTCCAATATTCCCATCCGTCTATTTTCATACGTAATTTTTTAGAATCTGATAATTTATCATAATCACCACTATCATACATTAATCCATAAGGACTTGCCCATATAATAAATGGTCGATTATAATCATTTGCTCTTTCTGCGGCCCATTGTGTATATTTTTTTCCATCCTTTTCAATTTCATTTTTAATCATTTGTTCTCGTTGTTTTTTCTCTTTATCAGTTATTGGAATAATTTCAATAATAATATTCCCGCGTTTTTTCATATTATTTTCAAATTCTTTTATTGAAATATTTATGGGTCTTATTGCAACATAATCATCAGATTTAATCCAAACAATTGCAATAGGAGTACCATATCTTATTAAATATTCATCATTTTTAATAGTATTTTTTTTGTTTTTTATTATCCATTCATATCTTTTTTTAATTTTATTAACTTCTTCTTGTTGTCTTTCTTTTTCTATTTTTATATAATCTTCAAGAGTTTTATTATATAATTTTTTTAATGCATAAGCCATTGGTCTATACAACTGATAAGAAATATTATCAAGATAAACGTGTGGTTCGGTTGCATCTCTCTTATAATTTAATGCAGATTGAAGCCATGTAAAATCGTCATTATGTTTTGCAAAATCTTTTACTTTAGTAAAGACAGTTCCTGTATTATGTTGAAGATCATATACATGGTCAATTGCAACAATTTTGTCTCCTATTTTTTCTGCATTAAGAAGTCTTTCTAAACCATTTGCAATTTTTTCCCAATTTTTTCCACCATATTGTGATCTCCATTCTAGAATATCTTCATTGAAAGCTTTCTTCGCAAAAGAGGCTAATGTAAATGGAGACATATTATTAAGTTCTTTAAAAAATTTAGTTCTTTCTTCGTAATTAGGCATACCTGTTTCTTTAATTAAGTCATACATGTCACTAATTAAATCAAGTTCTTTTTTCGTAAAAGTAGTACTTTCTAATTCTTTATTTGTAAAACTTCTATAATCTGTCTTATAAGGAATATGAAATAGTTCGGCGGCAAGAGAAGTATATAATGCATTTGTAAAATCCTTTTTTAATGCATCGACTATAGTTTCTTTGGCCTGCTTAAAATATGTAACTGCTTCTTCGTCCATAAGAGCATCAGGATTAAACATTGTCAGTGCATAGAAGTCGAACAACTGATGCTCTTTATCTTTAGGAACAGAATAGTATCCTTCCATTCCGAATTTTTCTTGTAAGTAAAATTCTCTGAATTTCATTTTATTTTAAAACATGAGCATAAAATGCACCATCTAATGATCCAACAGAATGACGTAAATCCGCACCCAATCCTAAATCACCAAGATTTTCTACTTCAATATAATAAAAATTAGGATCGTCGAACCAATTAGCGATTGCCTTATCTCCAACCTTAGCTATTTCACGGTTATCTTCATATTTTTTCATTAATTCTTGAAAAGAATTTACGTCAATTTCCGGCATTATTTCTTTAAGGTCTTCAATATTTTTAAGAGCAATTGTAGTTGAAGCATCTTCTCCTAAAAAATGATTAGCTCTTTCGACTAGATTTCTTTTCATTAGATAATCTCCTTATTTCTTTTCTTCTTTTTCTTTTTCTGCGTCTTCAAGCTTTTTGATTTCGGCCTTGCAGTCCTTGATGATTTCTTTTTGCTCTTTAACCTTAGCATTTAAATCTTCAATTTCTTTTTCTGCCTTAGCAATCTTCTTTTCAAAAGACTTAACAGTTTTCTTTGCTTCCATTATGACTTCGACTTCACCAAGAAAACGATTTGCGGATTCGACTAATTTCTTTTCCATTATAATACTCCTTTGGTTAGATAATCTCTGAATTATTCAGGACTTAAAAGTATTTATAATTTTAATAATAAGAATGGCAGGCGGCGAGAGATTCGAACTCCCATTGACTCAAGTTAAGTCACGGTTTTGGAGACCGCTGCATTGCCATTTATGCTAGCCGCCTATTGAATTTTATTGAAAAAATTGGCGGAGCGTACGGGATTTGAACCCGTGAAAATCTCCGACGTGACAAGCCGGCGTCTTAGACCTGACTAGACCAACGCTCCGCAAATTCTTGTATTGCACCATATATTTCTTGAATTATATCAGTTCTACAAATTGTTAATCTGCATATTCCATATTTTAAAATATTTTTTCTATATCCAGTTGGTTTTCTTTTTTCTAATATATGTTTATTTAAATTAATTTTAGACAAATTAAGAATATTAAGCCAGTATTTTTCTATTTCAGAAATTTTGATCCCATTATCTCTATATCCGATTGAAATCTTAAATTCTTCTTCTTTAGATTTGGCAGACCTACCAGGATTCGAACCTAGACTAAAAGAGTAACAATCTTTCGTGCTCGCCAAGTTACACTATAGGTCTGTAAAGTTGGCTCCATCCCCAGGATTCAAACCTGGATGTTCTCGGTTAACAGCCGAGCCTATTATCAATTATAGTAGGATGGAGTAAAATTCAAAGTACCCCCAGAAGGATTTGAACCTTCGACTCTCGCCTTAAAAGGGCGATACTCTAGCCGCTGAGTTATGGAGGCAAAATGTTTGGTACCCCCGGAAAGATTCGAACTCTCATTATTTTCGGGTCGTAGCCGAATGCCATAATCCATTAGGCGACGGGGGCAAAATTTTGGTTAGGGTGGAAGGAATCGAACCCTCATTTATAGAGCCAGAGTCTATCGTTCTAAGCCGTTGAACTACACCCCAATATATTTGGTACCTCCTTAGGGATTCGAACCCCAACCTTACACGTTAAGAGCGTGCCATGCTAAACCGTTACACCAAGGAGGCATTTTTAAAACAAGTTATGGTGGGAGCAGATGGAGTCGCACCACCCGAGCCGTGAGGCAAAAGATTTACAGTCTTCCCCGCTACTACTTACGGAATATACTCCCTTTAAAAAAAAGTATAATGCCTGAGATTACAGCTTATTAGTTCCTACTTTCATTCCCGTACCGTCAAGGTGCGACCCCTGATGTTAAGAACTTATCCACTTCTCCAAGAGAAGTATAGAAACATGACTGCCTTTTTTAAAGAGTGGCGATTCTCTTGTCGTACAAAGCTGTCTCAACTTTTGAATTACCGACTACGGTGGCCGCCGCAGAACGTGCATTCTCAAATCAACTGTCTTTCACCTTGCGAGTGTCAGACTGCCTTTGTTCAACCGAAGTTGCAAAGGATTAAGTCACTTTGACTTTGTACCGATCGGGTCTTTGCGTTTTAGTTGCAAATAAAGGAGTTGAACCTTTACCCATTGATGAATAGTCAATTGCCCTACCACTAGGCTAATTCGCTAACCAACCGTGATGTGCCCGATCTGTTGTGTCATGTCCTTTTGAGACACGATATGCAACACACCACATGTCTTTCAGTTGTCACCTACTTGACCATTTTTCAAGATTAATGTCATACAAGTATGCCATCAACCTATCAAATTGCTAATAAGCCCTCGTCCACAACGACTCGGACAAATTAACTACTGTTCCCTCTCATAGATGGTTATGTCGATTCCTCTTCCTTCTTGTCTCCAAGATATCTGCGTCCTTTGGTTATTACGACGTGCCTTTCGGCGAGGCACAACTTCTCTAAAAACTCCGCGGTAAGGCGAAGTCATAGGAGAGTCAGCTTGCTTGAGAGGACCGTTTCCGGCGATGGTATGTTGGCATTCCACCTTTACACATCTTGCAATGTGCTATCCGATTATACTGATGTCAAGCCATCAGTTAAGTAAATTCTATTTGGTACCCCTACCAGGATTCGAACCTGGACCTGACGGATTAAAAGTCCGCTATGCTAAGCCATTAACACCATAGAGGCATAAAGTGACCTAGGTTTTTGATATGGAGAACCTAGGAAACTCCGATGTTTGGTACTACGGGTTGGACTTGAACCAACTATCTCCTGTGTATCAGACAGGTGCATTTCCCAGTTGTGCTACCGTAGTATAATGTTTGGTCTGGAGGGGGAGATTCGAACTCCCGTGATCTCGGTTCCAGGCCGAGTGACTCTTACGCAGACTAGCCTACCCCCAGAAAATTTTTAATTAATAAAAGTTTCTAATACTTTTTTTATTTTTCCATTATAATGGATATTCTTTTAAAAGAATGGTGGCTGCGTCCGGAATCGAACCGGAGCTATTTCCCAGGGCTTCAACCTAGAGCTCTACCTACTGAGCTACACAGCCAAAATATCTTTAGTAAGTGTAAGTGTGTCCCGCGGTGGTCTATGACCTCCGAAGAACACACCCACTATTAAAACATAATGTTTCCATTATGGTTTTTTCGTACTTTCCAATGTGCTTTTTACTTAAAACCGATACTGTCAAAGAACGCGAGTTTCTTTTTTACCAAAGGGATAGTTAAGAAACTCTAACAAACCTATCCAAATTTTTGGTGGAGAAGGACGGTTACGCTCCGTCGTTCCTAGTTTGCAAGACTAGTGTTCTCCTATTGAACTACATCCCCATTATACCTAATGTTATTTTAGAATGACAATTAGGACATACAATTACTAAATTGTCAATACTATTATTTTTTCCTTCAAACTTTTAGGATCGACTAACCAACCCTTTTTAACACTAAACGTACCATCATAACAGGCACATTCAAATGAACAATAAATGAGATCATCTTCTATCATTCTGTTACAATCTTTTTCTTTACACTTGTGCATTTTCTTTCTCCGATTTCTCAAGTTCCCCTCTACATTCGGGACACTTATAAACATCTTTTCCTTCAGAGTTTCTTAAAACCCATAATCTTTTATTTTCATCAACGATGTTTCCACAACTTAAACATTTGTACTTCATTTTTTTTAAACCTTAATGTTTACTTTTCCAAGTTCAACTTCCATATCGTCTAATGCGATATCAGGAGTGATTGAACCTTTTGCTAAAATTTTTGCATCGAGCCCAAGCTTTTGTGCCCATCTCTCTGCATAATCCATTCCACTTCCAGACCAGATTACCATTTCACAACCGAACTTCTGGAAGAGTTCGAACATTTGAATTACATCATATCTTGGAGTGTCTACATACTCTCCAACCTGATAAATCAGGGTTCCATCAACGTCAAATGCTACAATCATTTTTTCTCCAATGTTTGGGGCGGCCGAAGGGATTCGAACCCTTTCCTTAACAGTCACAGTGTTATATGCTAAACCGATTACACCACGGTCGCCATAAATTTTTTCTTTACAAATCCCCAAAAAAAAGGGAGTCGGTTCGGCCGACTCCCTCTTCAGGTTCTTATAGGAGTTCGGCCCTTACACAGTATTATCCTGTTCTACCTTGGCCCAAATATAGAGCGCCGTAAAGGCTCTACTCATGGGCAGGCTCGGATTGCGTTTATGTGTTGATTGACTGCGTAACATTTAAATTTCTCCTATGAAATTTTGTTATAACTCTATCTAATTGTATTTAGAGTTCTTTTTTATTTTCTGTATTAATTATACCACTTTTTTTAAAAGATGTCAAGCTTTTTTTTTACTTTTTTGATCTTTCTTCTAAAAAATTGAATGCTTCTTTTTTCTTTAAAAAGTAAACGTTTTTAAATTTACCCTTCCTAAAAAACCCAAAGTTTTTCCAAAAGAAGAATAAGAACTTTTTTTGTGGGAAGTATCTACTTCCAATTTTTACTACACGATATTTGTATTTCATAATAAGTATTTGGGTGGTCCGAAGACCACCCATTTAACATTATGTAAGAACGTCAGGAGATTTCTTAGTTCCATTTCGCCACTCAAGAGCATCCGAAACAGTCTTACAGTCAGGATGGACACCTTCAATATGGTAAGTACCAATAGAAGGATTAATCATCTTGAGGTAAGGACGACGAACTCCGGGCGAAATTTCTGCCATAAGCAGTTCGTAGTCTCCCTGTGCATCAGCAACATCTGCATTAAGTCCTTTGATTGCCCGCTCGATTCCGATCTTACGAACGATCTCACGACGAATTTCAGCATTTGTTTCCTTGAGAATCAAGGAAGGATCAAGCTTATTCCAAGGAGTCTCAACGAGTTCCTTGCTGACCTTCACACCATTGAGGTAATAAAGAGAATGTCCATCGCGGAAAAGGATCGCAGGACCATTTTCACAATGAACCTTGCCATCTTCAATATGAATTTCAGAAGGACGTTCACAGAGAATACAAAGTTCATCCATTGGATAATACCATCCGCACACTTCGGCAAACTCAAGAAGAGGAACAATATCTTCGATACCTTCAATCTTCAGTTCGTTCTTGACAAATGAATAGAACGAAAGCCATCCTGCATCATTCGCACCGAAACAGAAATTGTCGATATCGGGAGTGATTCCCATTTCACGAAGCTTGTCAATCGCGGCGAAAGGACTGTCTACCCAAATCTTCTTGGGAGGATCGAACTTAGCAACAGCATAAATTCGGTCCATAATTTCCTCTGCCTTTGGACGATCGGCCGGTTCTGTTGAAAGACCAATCTTAACCCACTTATCAACATATTCAGGCATCTTTGCCTTTTGTTCAGCAGTAAGTTCAGTAATCATATTATTAACTTTCTATTAAGGTTGAAAATAATTTTCGGAAAAACAGGGAATAAATTTATTCCCTGTTAATCTTTTGCTTAGTCCATGACGCGGCGGGCTTCTTCTTCGAAGTGGTCGTATTCCTGAACAATGTCAACACGCCAGATACCATCGGGAACCTGAACATTTCCATGTTCTTCGTGCTCGACTTCAACCTGATCGTTGTTCTTCATGTAAAGAATTCCATCCTTCTCAAAAAGCTCGACTTCCTGAGTAATAGCATGGGCATGACCAGTCGTTTCACCTTCTGCGAGGATGTAACGACCACGGCCATACTTGCCATGATTACGACCGACCTTATTTGCACCAGTCGGAATTGAGTCAACACGCTTAATCAGAACGTCGCCTTGCTGAATGAAGTTCATAACTTCTCTCCTTTTCAAGGGTTAATTGTACATTTATATTATAACACTTTTCGGTTATAATGTCAAGGTATTTTTTAAGAAACTTTCTCCAAAAATTCCGTGACTGTTTTTGTCGATTCTAATAGAATCCTTAAATTAAGGATATCTTCTTTTGAAATAACTTTTGTTCTATTTGGCCTGCCTGAAAGAATAACTTTAGGCAAAGGCTTTGTTTCGTTTTTACAGACATGATTGCTTTCAAGATTCCGCACAGCGCGCTTACTTAGCTGATCAAAAACAGGTTTCATTTCTTCACCTAAACTTTCCATTGCGTCTTGAAGTTGTTTTCTTTCTTTTTTTGACGAATTCATAGCTTCATCAAATTTTCTTTTTAGCATTTCAAGATATTCTTTATCTTCTTCTTCATTCGGATTACAATCGTCTCCGTAAAGTCTCATAAGACGCTCCTCTTCCTTAAAACTATTTAGCTCTTACCACAACATTTTTTATACTTGAATCCACTCCCACAAGGACATGGCTTATTTCTTTCGGGCTTTTTAAGAATAATTTCAATTCTTTTATTTCTATCAAATACTCTTGTATTTGAAACAATTGCCGGTATTTTGCCGCCGACTACATCTACAAAAAGAGATGCTAATTCAGGATCAGATTTTTCTAACTGAACCGGTTTCATAAACAAACTTCTGTATTCCTGCTGTAAGCCAGCAAGTTGCTGTTATAAAATTAGTCCATCTTGCAAGAACCATACTATCGATTGTCATAAAACAAATCGACATAATATACAATCCTAATACTGTTATTCCAATCGTCTGCCAATTAATTTGAACTGTTTTTGTTTTAAAATTATCAATCAATTGTGGAATCAGAGAATAAGTAAACATGATTGAAACCAATGCTATTACTTTATCTTGCCACATTTTTTATCCTTTTTTTAAGCGGGTGAGAACTTGATTTATCAAATCCCCACCCTTAGCGAAATAGAGGAGGAGGATTCTATTTGCTGGTATTATCGGTCTTTGTATCAGCGTCCTTAGCGAGTGCCTGTTCCTGCTTCTTCTGAACAGCATGAACAGTCTGATAAGTAATACCAAGAGACTTGGCAATTTCAGATTTCTTCACGCCATCAGCAAGCAACTTGCGGGCAACTGCTGACTTTGACTTGTACTCGACGTCCTGATAAGTAAACATACTACAAACTCCTTTTAATGGTTTGTTAATTATGAATGGTTGGAGTTCTTCTCCAGTTGACTTAATTAATATAATATTTGCCTCAACTGAAGTCAAGTATATTTTAAATATTTTTTACTGGCTTTTATCCTACTGCAATATCATCTGTTTCAGGATTATAGTTATCGTCAATAACTTCAATGGGCGGATTACAAACAGGAAGACCCCATTTATTAGGTGCCCAAGTTACCAAAATACGTTCTCCCTCATATTTGCTTTTATCTTTTTTGTTACTAAGAATAATAGCATGTTTACGGGATTTCTTAGGTTTTGAAATCTTTGCAATTTTCTTAGTTTTCTTCGGATTCGTCTTTGCAGTTTTATTAATTGCCGAACCGCCGATATACTTTTTAAGAGTTGCGTGAACAGTCTGTACTGTCATGCCAAGCTTTTCGGCAATATCCTTTTTTGCGTTTGCGGACATATCAATGAGGCCAGCATCGTAAAGATTACGAACAGCATCGGCCTTTGAACCATATTCTTTTCCACGATAATTAAAAGACATTATTTCTCCTCTTTTTGAATATTCTTTTCTATGTTCTTTTTATCACGAGCACGATCATATGACTTTTTGTCTTTATGGACGATTGTTCCACGACCGCCCTTGCCCTTGATTAATTTTAAAAAACTATCACGGTTCATAATTTCCGTTTTCGTAAGAATCCATCGCCGCAGATAATTCCGCCTGATTATTAATCATTGCATCATAACTTACCATACATTGAACGCAATTTTTAGGATCATTCGAATTACTACATTTTGCACCTAAAAGATAGCAATAATCATTGGACATCTTGAATCCTTCCTTTCTGACTCTACTTAATTATACAGCCAAAACGAGAAAAAGTCAAGCTTTTTTTTAAGTTTTTTGCCTTTTAAAATCAATGTCTTATGATGTAGTATTCTAAAAATGGGCAGGTTTTAATCATATAATCATCAACAAAATACATTCCTTTTATTATACATTTGTCAAGATAAACTAAGCATTTGAATGTAAAAATGTCAATTGTGCCGTCAATAATATTATTGACTACTTCCCAGAGATCAGATATTTTACTTTTGTCAATATCAAATATATAATTTCTTTGCCAATTAATAAGATGATATGTAGGCAATAAATCAGATATTGTTAATAACATATCTCTATCGACCGGTTCAATTTCTTTATAATCTCCTTGAATAGAAGCCTGTTCATATGAGTTACTATAAATGAGAAGTTTTGTGGGCAACTTAGAAAAGTCCTTTTTTCCTTGTGTATTAAAAATATGATCATTTTTAATAAGATAATTTAATCTTTCTACATATGCCCCGGGCGCGCCAATAACTTGGACTTTATCAAAACATCCTTCTTTTTTATATTCATGATAAAAACCAATACCATTAACAGATTTCGATCCGTTAGGATTGATACAAACAGAATAAGAAGGATTAAATTCGTTCTTCTGAATATTTCCAATAATTTTTTGATCGTGCCAGCAAGCAACAACATCACCACTATTTTCTTCAAATCCAATTATACAAAAACTTTTATATCCTTTTTTACAAGTACACGATTTTAATTTTGCTTTATTGTATTCAGGCGAAATCATTTGTAAACATGTTAAATCATATTTTACACTATCTTCTTCAAGATGCCCAGTTTTAGCATCTTGTATTTTAACACTAACGCCTTTTGATTCTAAAAATTTTTTATCATTTGCAATTTCTTCTTTAAATTCTGGCCACAAAATTTCTTTTACATATACATTTAATCCGAGATGCTTTAAAAGAAGTACATTGTGTATGAATCTTTTTTTCATAAAAGTAGAATCTTTTATAATTTTTCGATGAAAGGTTAATCCAATTCTATCAATTCTATCTTTATAATTTTCTAACCATAGATACTTATCACCATTATGTAATCCATTAGAAAGTATATCAAACTTTTCCTTATCACAAGTTGACATTATACTTTTAATAGCATTAAGATTTGATCTGATGAAAGGTTCGCCGCCAGCAAAATGTAATATAATTTCACTCGCATCTTTTAAATGAGTGTCTCTAAATTTAATGTAATCTTTTAAATTAAATTTTCTTTGAAATGTTCTATGACATTCAAACCACGGTTTATCACATTTTTCTGGCGCGACCGCTCTATGATGTAATCTATGAAAGCAATATGAACATTTTAAATTACAGTCTGGGAGTATTGGAAACTC